ACATGATTTAGATGTGTTAAAAATAATATTTTAGGTTTATTTAATTTTAACACATGATTTTGATGTGTTAAAAATAATATTTTAGGTTTATGAAAATTTTGTTATTATTAAAAAAACCTATTTTAAACTTTCCCTACGCGTGAAAAATTTTCAACACATCAAAACCATGTGTTGGAAATTTTAAGACTAGCAAAAGTTATTTTTTTATTAAGAATCTGTAAGATTTTTTAATAAAATACGGCAAAATAGAAAGTTAAAAGATTACAAAATAGATGTAAATGTAAAGAGAGTATTAAAATGAATTCGTTAAATAAGAAATAGATATACTTTTATAATTTTAATTGTTATAAAAGTAGTTGTACTGCATAATAAACCGTCAAATAGTAGTTTGTGTTTTTATACACGCACTTTATTTGAGTGGTAATAAGGCAAATGATAAAAGTAGTTTGTGTTTTTATACAGATACATTTCTAAATAAAGTACATGTATAAAAACACAAACTACTGTAAAATATTTTAGTTATCTTTACAGATACTTTTTTTATAAAAATAAAATATATATGCGGGGAACATTTCAGTAGTTTGTGTTTTTACACAAATACTTTTTTGGGTATATATTTTAAGTATAAGTATGTTATTTTACTTATACTATATATTAGAAAATTTTTATTTGAAATAAAATATAAAATTGATTATTATTGTGAAGAATTAAAATATATAACAAGTAAATTTTCGATAGATGTTAAAAAAGATGAAATGACTAGTTTGATATATTAAAAGTTTATTCTAGGTTTATTTAATTTTTACACATGATTTTGATGTGTTAAAAAATCTATTTTAGGTTTATGAAAATTTTACACATGATTTTGATGTGTTAAAAAATCTATTTTAGGTTTATGAAAATTTAATACATGATTTTGATACGTTAAATAAGTTTATAAAATTTTAACACATGATTTAGATGTGTTAAAAATAATATTTTAGGTTTATTTAATTTTTACACATGATTTTGATGTGTTAAAAATAATATTTTAGGTTTATTTAATTTTTACACATGATTTTGATGTGTTAAAAAATCTATTTTAGGTTTATGAAAATTTTGTTATTATTAAAAAAACCTATTTTAAACTTTCCCTACGCGTGAAAAATTTTCAACACATCAAAACCATGTGTTGGAAATTTTAAGACTAACAAAAGTTATTTTTTTATTAAGAAACTGTAAGATTTTTTAACAAAATACGGCAAAATAGAAAGTTAAAAGATAACAAATATGTTATAAATGTAAAAAGAGTACTAAAATGAAATCGTAAAATAAGAAATATATATACTTTTATAATTTTAATTGTTATAAAAGTAGTTGTATAGAGAAAATAATCGTTTTTGTTTTTACACATATACTTTCATCTCTTGGTTATAAGGAGAAACATAATAATCGTTTTTGTTTTCATACACATACCTTCATGTGTAAAGGTATATGTATGAAAACAAAAACGATTAAAATATATTTTATTTGTTTATACAAATACTTTTTTTCATAATTAAAAAAGCATATGTTGTGAAACAAATAATCGTTTTTGTTTTCATACATATACTTTCACATTTAATATTTATATGATTAATTAGATTAGTTTACTTATACTATATATTAGAAAATTTTTATTTGAAATAAAATATAAAATATTTTTATGATATATATTATAGGTAAAATGTTTAATTGCGAATTATGTAATTATATAACTAAAGATATTTCAAATTATAATAAACATCTTAATACAGTTGTTCATATGATAGCGTTTGAAAAAAACAAAGAAAAGAAGCGTAAGAGAAGAGAAAATAAATTAAAAAAAGAATTAATTATATATGAAAAATTAGATAAAATAGAAAAAAATCAAATTGAAACTAGTAAAAAATTAGAAAAATTAGATAAAATAGAAAAAAATCAAATCGAAACTAGTAAAAATGTTAAAAAAATAACCGATTATATTGAGTTTTTAAATAAATACTGTTCTGATGCAGAGCCTTTAACATTACTAACAGTAGAAGAGGTTGATGAAATTTTAAAATTACACAAATATAAAAATGAAGAGTTTGAAGAAATGATAATTTATTCTATAAAAAACAAAAATTTACATGTAAAATTAGGTGATCTGATATTAGAAAAATATTTGAATCCAAAAGATCTAACAAAACAGAATATTTGGACTTTAGATATATCCGGATTAATTTATTTAATTCTTCAAACAATTGGCGAACAGAAAAACTGGGTTAGGGATAAAAAAGGAGAATTATTTACAGAATTAATAACTAACCCAATAATTAATAAAATAACCAAAACAATGACTAAATACAGTAAACATAAATTAGATAATTATGATGATTCATATGAGAAGAATGATGAGAATGCAGAAATGTTATACAATCTTCAGGTAATCAAAAACTTAAAATTACCTAATTATTGTGATGAATTAAAAAAAGATGTTTTAAAACATATGGCGAGTAAATTTTCTATTGCTGTTAAGAAAGATGAAATGACTAGTTTTATTAAATAATTTAATTTATCATTATTTTAGATGCTAAATTAAAAATCAAAGTGTATGCTATTGAATTGATTTTGAGAAATATATTCGCTAACGCAAATATATCTTCTCAAAAACTAATAAATGTTAGATAGAAATGAACAATTTAACAGAAGAAAATTAGATCCTACTCAATATGATTTTTTCTTCTGTTGATGTAGATACAGGTAAATTAATGTAAAAACATATTCAATAGTTCCTTATGTCCGAAGAATTATACGATATTTAACAGCAAACAATGATTTCATAGAAAATAATATTATACATTTTTTGGCAACATTGATGGACAAATATAATTATGATATTATTTAATCGGCAATGTTAAATCCACTATAATATACTATATATTGTAAAACTTGGCGTTGCCATAAATTGCATTAAACCATTAACAAATTTCTAAAAAAATTGAAAAAAAATAAAATAAATATATATTTTATTATTTTGTTGCAATAAATGATTGGAAAACAAACAATAAATTTTATTTTAAAAGGAGGGAAAATTTATTCGCATGTAAATAAGCTTAGTGTGGTTGGAATTAGGGATGCCTATATTTCTAGAATAGATGGAGGCAAAATATATGGAGTAAAAACCATTAAACTCGAAGGAAATAATCATAACGGTGAATTTAAAAATTTTTCTGGCCATAATCCATTGGTAAAAATATTTCCGGATTTAGAAAACATTGTTCTTATGGATTTGTATCATCCATCTGATATACAATGGGTAAATAATTACAAATATAAAATTTTAATTTCAAACGAATATCCAAATATTAATAATTTAATGTCTTATGTAAATAAAAGTCTTATTGATATTAATGAAGATTTGCCACAAATAGATTTTAAAATGGATTTTCAATTAAGGCATTGAAAACTAATGAACTTATATTTTATGTGAAAAAGTAGTAAAGTTGACAAAGAAAATATTTTAAAATGGAGTGATTTAAAAATATATTTTTCAACATGGTATAGGGAAAATATTGATGAAAAAATTCCTAATGCAAAGACGATTAAAATGAATTTTGAAAAAATTTTTAAGAAAAAAATAAGTAGTTGTAAAACAAAAAAAGATAGAGATTCTATATTTGGATGGTATGGTTACGAGTTTAATATTGAAAAAAACGATGATTTGTAATAAATGTATATATATGTACGAATATTTTTTTGTCCAACGATGTCCAACGAAACGTGCCCAACGAAAAAGTCAAAAAGTATAAACATATTTTTTTTTGTCCTAAATTCTGTCCAACGATTTTTGTATTACAGTCTACAATGTCCAACAAAATAAGGTTTTTTTTATAAAGTTTTTTTTCTATAGATTTTTAAAAAAAAATTTAAAATTTTAAAAGTCATTTTCTAAGAGCGACTTTATAAAAAAGACCTTATTTTGTTGGACATTGTAGTCTGTAATACAAAAATCGTTGGACAGAATTTAGGACAAAAAAAAATTTCGTTGGACAAAATATGAGGCACTGTAACTTTTTTTTTATTTTTATTTTTTTTGAATTTCGTTGGACACCGTTGGACAAGAAAAAAAGAATAAGTGTTTGCTAAAATATACTTTATTTATAGAAAATTATAAAAAATGAATGAAACATGAAAATTTATTGTTAAATAGACTGAACTTAAAAAAAGGCGTTGAAGAACAAACTAAACTGTACAAAGCTAGTGCAGATTCTTATGAAAAATTTTTCGACGAGTGTTTGGAAGAAAATGTAGACGATGCTATTAGATGGACAGAATTAAAAGATTCATTTTCAAATTGGTATAGGGAAAATATTGGCGACAAAATTCCTGATGCTAAAGAAATAAAAAAATACTTTGAAAACAAATTTAATAAACCACAAGGAAGTTGTAAAAATTTAAAAAAAGAAGTTGTGAAAGGATGGAAAGGATGGTCTATAAAAGAATGTTCAATTGAAACAAGTGATAACGAGTAAAGGGAAAAATATTATTTTTGTAAAATAAAAATGGTAACTTTTAAAAAGTAACACTACTTATGGTAACCATAATGTAACTTTACGGTTACCTTGATAAATGTTTATTTATATGCACTTTTTTTGGTTACCGGTTAATCATTTTACTTTTGTTAAAAATCCAAAAAAAGAAAATGAATTATCACTTGACAAAATTAATCTTTATTCAATTTTGTTGAGTGTATAGATACTTAAAATATTGATGAAAAAGATGTCAAATTATGGCCAAAAAAATATGTACCGTTTTTATTTTAAAAAGTTAAACTTTTTAAATTATATCCATCATTGTTTTGTTGTTTTATGTCATAAAATAAATTAATATATATAAACACAATAAGTAATCTATCAGTATAATGGGATTTTGTTATGCAATAATTACTAAAAATTGTGTTTCTAAATATCGTGAAAATCAATTTTCAAAAAGAAATAAATGTACAAAAATAATAAAGGGTATATTATTTTTAAATGACTAATTTTATTAAATAATTTAATTTACCATTATTTTAGATGTTAAATTAAAAATCAAATTATATGCTATTGAATTGATTTTGAGAGATATATTCGCTAACGCAAATATATCTTCTCAAAAACTAATATATGTCAATAGCTTTTTTTTATATATTTGATTATATATTTAATTATCAAAATATTTAAACTATCAAATTATATTATTTTATTAAAAAATGAAAAAAAATAAAGAAGATGAACAAGAAGATGAACAAGAAGATGAACAAGATGAACAAGATGAACAAGATGAACAAGATGAACAAGAAGATGAACAAGAAGATGAACAAGAAGATGAACAAGAAGATGAACAAGAAGATGAACAAGAAGATTCATATAAAATACAAAAAATTAATAAATTAATATGTACAATTAAAACTTTTAAAGATATTTATAATATAACTAAATCATTAACTGCATCAGAAAAAGGTTTTTTATTTGAATTATTTACAAAATATTTTTTCCTTACTGATTATCGATTTAGATACAATATTAAAAATATTTATTTTTACAAAGAAATACCAGAAGAAATATTATTAGAATTAAAATTTCCTAAAACAGATTGTGGAATTGATTTATTAATAATTACACCTACAAATGAATATATTCCAATTCAATGTAAATTTAATCAGGATCCAACATATATAACATTATGGAAATCATTATCTACCTTTTATGGTTTAGCATTTGGATTAACAAGAAAAATTAAATATGCATATTTTATAACAAATTCTTATAATTATAGTGAATTTA